CTCGTCCTCGCGCTCGCGTCGGTCGGAGAGCGGTGCGTCGCGGAGGCTGTCGGAAACGGGAACTACACGGACAGGACGGGCAACCTCCGGAGCTCCATCGGCTATGTGGTGGCCGTGGACGGGAGCGTGGTCGCGGAGGGCGGATTCGGGGCCGCAGGCGGGCCGGAAGGGCCGCAGGCGGGGCGCTCCAAGGCTGCCGGGCTGGTGCTCGGCTCCCGGGGCGCTGTGCTCGTTGTGGTGGCCGGCATGAATTACGCCCAATTTGTGGCGGACAAGGGTTTCAATGTGCTCGACAGCGCGGAAATCCTTGCAAGGCAACTGATATCGAGACTCAACGCATAGGATGAAAACCGGCCATCAAATTCAGACCGACATTTACGGGTTGCTGCGGGGGAGTTCCTTCGTGGCGGCCCTGTCGGGAGGTCTTTACCGTCAAGGGTTGCGTCCCCGCGACAGCCGGCTTGAGGACTGCATAGTGATATTCACGACCGCAGACGCGGAACAAGTGCAGGAGGGTGTCGTCACCATCAATGTGTATGTGCCGGACATCAACCCCTTTTCCAACGGCGTCCCGGTCGAGAACATTGCGCGTTGCGAGGAGATAGAGGGCCTTCTGCAGGACTGGGTGGACTCGCAGACCGCCGGCGTGAGCGATTACCTCTTCAGGTTGGGGAGCGCAATCCACACGCAGCGGGATGAGGAAATCCACCAGTCGTTCGTCGTTGCCCGCCTCTCGTTCCGCTTATTCCAGAATAAAAACAATTAAACTCTTTCAACTATGTCTATTCTTTCTTGGGGTAAACCCAAAATCGAGGTCGCCGCGTTTGTAGACGGCGCTCTCCCCTCCACTCCCACTTGGGAGGAGCTGGAGGAAATCAAGGAGGGGACCGCACAGCTCGAAACGGAGCAGGGTGACAAGGTCGAGGCCCTCGAGGAAGGCGGAGGCGTGGTGGATGTTCGTTTCGGCGCGAGCAAGTACACCTTCACCTTCTCCCTCTTCATGAAAAAGGGCGACACCAAGCCCATCGAGGATGTCGACGGTGTCGTTTCCACCAACTACGCGCTGCGCCTCACTCCTGAGGACTCTGCGGCGCTCGGCTTCATGCTCCCGAAGTGCGCGGTATCCGTGCAGGAGACTTGGACCTCCGCAGACGGCGGCCTCTGGACCTACACCTTCAGTGCCCTGAAGCCTGAATCCGGAACCACCCTCCAGCGTTACACCGCCCCGGCACAGTCGGGCGGCACCCCTTAACCAAGCGCCGGCGGGGTAAAGGCCGGCAAAATTGCGGGACCGTCCTACGGGGAACTTGGTTTTTTCAGCCTTTTACCGAGTGGGCGTTCGATTCGCCCTCCCGCAACCAAACAAGTTTGTTATATGGCTCAAAGCATACGAAAAAAGACGGCGGACGCCATACTGGAAACGCCGAAACCGGTCAAGGTGGGAGACAAGGAGTACATGGTCGCCCCTCCTACCTGCGCGACGCTCATCGAGGTGTCCAAGCGCATCCCGGATGTTCCACTTGTGGAGTCCATGGGGGATATGGTGAACGAGGTCCTTGCTGCGGCTAAGGATTCGCGGCCCATCTTTGAGATTGTGGCCGTTCTCATCCTCGGGGCCAAGGAGGTCCGCCGTGGCACGCCGGTCCGCCGGGGCCTATGGCCGTTCCGCAAGGCGAGGACACGCCTCGACGAGCTCACGGATGAGCTGATGTACGAGTGCTCGCCGGCGGAGGTCAGGGAAATCTGCGGGACCATTCTCTCGCAGATGGAGGTGAAGGATTTTTTCGAGTTTACCGCTTCCCTGCAAGAGGTGGGTCTGATTCAGATGATAAGGGGAGCGGAAACGACAGCGTCTGGGCGGTAATAGCGGGATTCGTGAAATCCTTCGGGGTTTCGTTCGAGACGGCGCTGTATGACATGAGCTACGCGAACCTCCTGCTGTATATGCGTACGCTGCCGGACTATTCCGCGACCAAGAAGGACAAGGCGGGCGGGGAGCAGGAGAGGATAGACGCCGACGACCCGGCGAACAATGCGAAAATAGAAAAATTATTGTTCGGGAATGGCTGATGACAACATCATAATCCAGAGTGAGCTGCGGCTCGACATCGAGAAGGCGGAGGCGAAAATCCGGCGGATAGAGCGCCAGCTTTCCGATGCGCTGAAGATGCGTTCGCGTGCGTCCGGGGCCACCCCGCTGCTCGACAAGCGCATCACAGCCCTTCGGGACAACCTCGACCAGACGCGGAAGGAGGCCGGCGCGGCCAAGAAGGAGCTCGCGTCGTTCGCCGCCACCGGCGCTTCGGAGCTTTCCGTCACGGAGCGCGTCGCGAGCGGTCTGGCGGGGACGATGGCCGCAGTGTTCTCTGTCCGGGCCGCCAAGGAGTTCTTATCTCAGGTCATCAGCATCCGTGGGCAGTTCCAGCAGCTCGAGATTGCGTTCGAGACGCTCCTCGGCAGCCGGGAGAAGGCGGACAAGCTGCTCTCCGGCGCGACGGAACTCGCTGCGAAGACCCCGTTCGACCTCATGGGGGTGGCATCCGGGGCGCGGCAGCTCATCGCGTACGGGTTCGAGGCGGACAAGGTCATCGAGACCATGCGCCGGCTCGGCGATGTGGCGGCCGGCCTCGGCCTTCCGCTGCAGCGCCTCACCTACCTCTACGGCACGACCCGCGTGCAGGGGCGGCTCTACGCCCGCGATATGCTGCAATTCACGAACAGCGGCATCCCGGTGCTCGACGAGCTCGCCAAGATGTACGGAAAGACGACCGCCGAAATCAACGCGATGGTGTCTGCCGGCAAGATTGGGTTCGCCGATGTTGAAAAGGTCTTTCTCCGGATGACGGACGAGGGGGGCAAGTTCGCCAACCTCATGGAGAAGCAGTCCAGTTCCATCACCGGCCGCATATCGAACATCAAGGACGCCATCGATGTGATGTTCAACGAAATCGGCAAGAACATGGAGGGGCCGATTTACAAGTCGCTGGATGTCGTCGGCAAGCTCGTCGAGAATTACGAAAAGGTTGGAAAGGTCCTCGGCCCCGTCATTGCCTCATACGGAGCCTACCGGGCAGCCCTACTTCTGCTCCGCGCCGGCATCGAACGCACGACCATGACCGAGTCAGGGTACACCATCGCCCTCGGAAAGAACACAAAGGAGCAATACAAGAACATCGTGGCGGCCGGGCAGTCCGAGCTCGCGCACCGGCAGCTTTCCAAGGCCATCCTCGCAAACCCCTATGTCCTTCTCGGCTCGGCCGTCGTCGCCCTTACGGCCGGCCTTATCGCGTACACCCGGGCCAACGACTTCGCGCTCCAGTCCCAGAAGAGCCTAAACAAGAGCATCGCGGACTCCACGGCCGAGACGACCAAGGAGATGACCGAGCTCAACCGGCTCTACGGAAAGCTCAACACGGCCAAGAAGGGGACGGACGAATACAACAAGGCCCGGGACGAGCTCGTCAAGAACTACGGGAAATACTTCGACGGTCTGGAGCAGGAGCTCGAAAAGGTTGGTGGCCTCACCACCGCGTACAACACCCTTTCCGAGAGCATCAAGAACGCCGCGAACGCGCGGGCGTACGACAACTTCATGGACAAGCTCGGCGCGGAGCATCAGGAGCGGCTTTCGGACGCGTATGCGAAGATACTCGGGGCCGCCGAGGAGAAGTTCGGCAAGGGTTCCGTCGAGGCGTTCACGGCCTTCAACAAGATAATCAAGGCCGTCGCCGATGGCGGCGAGCTGCCGCAGGATGTGCAGGAGCTGGTCGACAGCTTCGACGAAATCGTCACGGCGACCTACGGAACGGCCTCGCAGACATACAGCTACACATACAACGCCGTCAAGGGGGCGATTGGGGAGGCCAAGGATGCCACCACCATATTCAACAACATGCACGAGGCGGCGGAGAAGACCTTCGGGGCGGGCGCGGAGAAATCCGAGCTGCAGAAGGCCGTCGATGCCCTTTCCGAAACGGATTTATCCAACCTCTTGGGCCAGATTAAGGCGGTCAAGGACGAGGTCATGTCCTTGGACGGGGGCGACAGGGCGCTCAATTTCAACGGCACCCTTTTCGGTTTCCGCAAGGTGGGAGGCGAGGTGAAACCCACCAACGCCAACGGGTACTCCGACCAAGGAGACACGCTGGAGCAGATTGCGGCAAAACGGAAGGCCCAGCTCGATAAGGACGCCGCAGACGCGGCGGCGAAGGCGGAGCAGGAAAGGAAAGCCCGGCAGCAGGCGGCCGCATCCCAAATCCGGGCACGCGATGCACGCCGCAGGGCCGAGGAGGCCGTAGAAAAGGCCGAGCTCGACGCCGCCCGGCAGTCCGAGAAGGCGCGGATAGATGTCATGGAGGACGGCATCGAGAAGGAGCTCGAGCTTGCGGAATACGGGAGGGAAGAGGGGCTCCGGCGGGTGGATGAACAGAAAAAGCAGTACATCGACAAGCTGAAGGACCTCGCCCGGGCCAAATGGAAGGCCGCGAACCCGGACTCCAAGGGCGAATGGGACGAGGACAGCTTCAAGCTCACGGACGGGCAGAAGAAGTTCATCGAGGATATGTACGGCGATGAGAGCGAACTCCGGAAAGCCGCGAACAGCGAGGCCGACAAGGCCATCAAGCGCTCGCTCGACAAGCAGATTGAGGATTACGGGAACTACTACGAGAAACGGGCGCTCTCCGCACGGGAGTGGGACAAGAAGATTGAGGCGGCGGAGAAGGGCCTGACGATGGCAGAAGCCGAAGAGGACAAGAAACGGCTCCAATCGTCCATCGATGCCATGCGCAGGCGGAAGGAGGTGGAACTCGCCGAGGCCGATTACGATTTCGTGTCCGAATACGGCGGGGCGACCCAGCAGCGCAGCGCCCTCGAGCGTGTCTGGGCCGCCCGCATAGCCGACGCGGCCCCCGGGATGCGGGAGGCCATGATTCGGGCGCGGGACGAGGCCCTCGAGGAGCTGGATGCCGATTCCTTCCGGGAGCTCATCGACTGGGACGCGGTGTTCGGCGACATGGGCGAGCAGTCCACGGCCGCCCTCCAGCGGAACATGGCCGCCGTCCGGCAGTACCTCGAGGCCAACCGGGGCGGCCTCGGCGTGGACCAAATCCGCGATATGGAGGAGGCGCTCGCGTCGATGTCCGACGAAATAGCATCCCGGAACCCGTTCGACGCCATCCGCCTTTCGGTCGAGAACCTCCGTAGCGCCCGCGCCGCGTTGCCGGGGCTCGTGCAGGACTACAAGGATGCTCTTGCAGCCCTTGAGGCCGCCAAAGAGGAGCACAGGGCCGCCACGGAGCGCATTTCCGCAGAGCTCGACGCCGCCGGCACGACGGATGAGCGCCGCACGCAGCTGGTGCAGGAGCAGGTGGAGGCCGACGGAAAGCTCGATGCCGCCCAGAAGGCCGTGACAGACTCCACCAAGGCCCTGAACTCGGCGCAGGGCTCCGTGTCCCGAAACACGATGAAGCTCATAGAGGGCATCGACAACACTCGCTCCAAGTTTCAGGGTCTTGGCGGTTCTGTCCGGAACCTCGTCGGCGTGCTGGACGACGACCTCGCGGCCGCGCTCGGGGAGGCCATGGACCTCTTCGGCGAGCTCGGAGACATCGCCATGGAAATCCTCGAGACATTCGGCGAGGCCGGCACAGAAATCGTCACCAACCTCAAGGATACGGCAGAGGGTGCTGCGGATGCAATCACAAACACGGCGGATGCCGCCTCTTCCGCGCTGTCCGCCGCTGAAGAGGCATCGGTGGTACTGCTTATCGTCAAGGCCGCCATCGTTGCCCTCACGGCCGTTTTCCGCATTGTCAAGGCGGGCGAGGAGGCGGAGCGAAAGGCGGCGCAGGCCGCCCGCGAGTACGCGCAGGCCATCCGGGATATCGAGGACGCGGCGAGGCGGGCCAAGCTCGTCACCATATTCGGCGAGGACGCACTCGGGCGTTTCCGGCAGGCCAAGGCCCTGCTCAAGGATATCGGGGACGAAATCCGAAACACCGTGAAGGCCGCTCAGGACGAAGCGCTCAGACAGCTGCCGGCCGAGCTCAAGGACTTGATATCGGCGCGGCTCGGCGACTTCTCGTACACGCTGTCCGCCGACATGCGTTCCGGCTGGCAGAAATTCTGGGGGACGGGGCAGCAGAACATCATCGGCAAGGACCTCGCGGACTTCGTCGACGGCGAGGGGAACATCCTCACGGATGCGCTCTCCGCGTGGTACGACGAGTACGGCGAATACCTCTCGGAAAGCGAACGGCAGCTGGTGGACGAGCTCCTCTCGCAGGGGGAGCGCTACGGGGAGGCCCTCGGTGAAATAGAAGATTACCTGCAGTCCATCTTCGGCAGCACGGCGGACTCCATCGCGGACGCGATGCTTTCCGCATTCGAGCAGTCCGGGGATGCCGCCGCAGACTTCGCGGACATTATGGGCGGTGTCGCAAAGAACATCGCCAAATCGTGGGTGGTCGACAAGCTCATCGGCGAGATATTCAACGGCGACGCGGAAAAGCGGATGTCCGACCTCATAGCGGCCAACGATATATCCGGGGCGGTGAACTTCTACAACGGCCTCATCGAGAAGGCCAACGAGTCCGCGCCGGCGATTAACGAGTTCCTCCGGGGGCTGGATATCGACTGGGCGGCCGACGGGCGCACCGCCGCCACAAGGTCCTCGCTCGGGGCCTCGCAGGACTCGGTTGACGAGAGCAACGCCCGCCTGACGGCCATTCAGGGGCATACATTCCTACTCAGCGAGGATGTGCGGGCCATACGGGCGCAGAACGAGGCACTCACGGCGCATTCGGCCGCGCTGCTGGAGCATGTGCAGGGCATCCATGTGAACACGAACCAAATGGCGGCCCTGCTCGACGAGATGCGGGGCATGGCCTCGAGCATACGGAACAATGTGGCGACAATGACTGACAGGGGAGTGAAGATACAATGACGGACAGGGTGACCATAGACGGCGTCGATATCCGCGCGGAATACGGGGCGCGGCTGGCGTACGGCTCGTACAAGAGCATCGTGCAGTGGCCGGCGCTCAAGGAGGTCTCCGGCAACGACTGGCAGGAGGAGGACGGGTTCGAGCCGGACCTCTCTTCCCCGAGGCTCGCGTCGCGTTCGGTCTCCATCCGGTTCATCCTCGATGGGGATGCCGGGGATATACTGAGGTTCTACTCGTTCCTCGGCGGCCGTCCCACGCGCTCCTACACCTTCGTCGGCATAGGCCGCACGCTCACCATGCGGCTGGTATCCATGCAGAGCCTTCGGTACGCGCAGCATTTCCATCTGCTCAACATCCAGCTTTCGGCGGACATCCCGCTTGAGGGATACACCTATGCCGACCCGTCCTCGGCGCTGCCGGCTGACGGCTCGTACGCGCTCGACGGCGTTCCGCTCTCCGCATACGGGGTCCGCATACTGGAGGGCACGAGGGAGAGCGCCGCCGGCCAGCCCGATGTGAAACCGCTGCTCCTCCGCTCCCCGCAGGGCGTGGAGGGTTCCGAATACGACGAGAACCCCATCCTCAACAACCCGTCCGGCTCCGGATATGTGACGGTCGGGCACGAGTACGAGGGGGTGGCTGGCACATGGAAACAGAGCACCTCCAGAGGGACGGTGACATATACCGGGCGCGGCATGAAGCTCCGCTGCCTGCTGAAGGCGGCATCGCCCGCAGCGGCATGGCGCAACTACGACGCCCTTCTCTACAACCTCACGAAAACGGCGGACACGGACGACCCGACACTCGCCGGCGCAAGGACGCTGGTCATCGCGGAACCGGCGGCGACCTACCGGTGCTACTACAAGGAGCAGGAGGTTGAGGACTTCTTCTGCGGCGACGGCATCGTGTGGATTTTGTTCAGCATGACGCTCGAGCTTTTCGACATGGTGGTATGA